AATTTTACGAGGATCAACATAAACTAATTCTTGTATACCAAGTTTAGGCTGTTTCTCATCAATTAATACTTGGAAATATAAACGACCATCGATATACCAGCGTCTAAAAATATCATGCCCTTCGTTAGAAAAATTAAGTTTACGAAGAATTGATTCAAATTCTTCACGAATCATATCTTTAATATTATCTGGTTGTTCTAGATCATCTAATATAATTGTAACAGATTTTCCCGTTATATCATGCACGATTGATTCATTAATAATATCGTCAACTGCAGCTTCGAGTTCTGGCTGCATAGCCATTTCTCTATAGCGTGTAATTAAATCTCCTTCATTTTTAAATGAGGTTTCTAAATCTAAATAAGATCCAAAATATCCACCAGAGCTGATCGAAATCGCACCATCATCTGTTGTGGGTGCTGTTATTGCTGGTTGCAAATTTTTATTAGACTCAGATCTAATAATTTCCCAGCCAAATAAATTAATAGCCATATTTTAACTCCATGATAAAATTTAATAGCGGGGAATTAAACCACGTTTTCGGCGACTGCTTCCCACCATTGATATGCAAATGTCACTGAGTATTCTTCGATAGAATCATTATTTCCCCAGTCTAAATCGATTGGAGATAAATCATTTGGGAATAGACCAATAAACTTATATGACTTAATTACTTTACCTGTTTTGCCATAATGTCTAACAAAAGCATCGGTGCCATAAGAAGTTGGTGATGAGGCAACTCCAGCTCGAGTGTTAAATCTATGAGAGTTAATGCCGTTCATCCATCTTTCGAATGCATTACGAACAACAAAATCTTCATCGTTTAGTATTGTTACTGTCCAATCTGCAAACGTTCTATTTCCTGCAAATTTAACCTCACGTCCAAAATATTGAACTGGCACAATTCCGAGAGTCGATCCAGGAATCTGCGCAGTTTTACACACAAATCTTAATTTTCTAGCAGCATTACCTGGTAGAGAAAAGAAAGGAAAATTCATCTCAACCTCAAATAAATTAGCGCGTGCGCCATCAAACTGCATTTCTGAACGAAATTCTGTTACATTGAAAGCCATCTTATTCTCCTGACTTTATCCTAGTTAATTAGAAACGACCTACAATTTCATCAAAGGCTACACCGCTGCGAACCGCAACAAAGTTTAGCTGAATGAAATTGACGCTTCTTGCTGGTTTGATGTAAATGTCGCCAACAAATTCGTTTCTGTCTATAACTGCAGCAGTATTATTTGTGTCGTCACATACAACTCTAAAATCAAAAATACCGCGTCTACCTTGAACATCGCGCAAGAACGGCTCAACTAGACCAACGAATTGTGCTCTTGTAAACTCATCATTGAATTCGAAGAGACTTGATCTTGCTGCAGCTGAAATTGCTTTTTCTAGAACAATAAACAATCTACGAACATTAATGCGATCAAAGGCAGAAGGTCTACCTTGTAATGTTTTATCTCCAAACAATATTGTTCCATCGCCTGGGAATGAAACAACTGGATTTACACCAGCCTTGTAAAGAGTATCGCGTTCTGATTGCGTTGGGTTATATGCAAGTTTAACTACGTTGCGAATTTGCCCGCGATTGAGTCCAGCTGGAGAGAACCATGGATCACGTTGTAGATCAGTTCTTACACATAATCCTGCTATATCCGCATTTAATGGAACGTATCGATAAACATCGTTATACTTATCGTATTGATACTTCCATCCACTATCCATAAAGCCATAAGATGTATCGCTTAACAGTGCGCGATATGCAGTAATGTTAGTTGCAGAAGCTTGAGTTCCTACGACATTTGCTTGAGTAGGAGATATGAAAGCCACGCAATCCTTACGAGTGTCAGCTATTGTTAAGTATTTGTTTGCAACTGTTGCGCTGCTAATGGCTGAATTTGAACCAACTCCACAATCGCCTGCAAATAATAATGACACATCAATTTTTTCTTTATTGTTAAACAAATCAATCGCATTAGTCATATTCGATTCAGTTACAGATCCATCTGATCCATTAGATAATGAATATGTTGCGACAGCTGGTTGATGGAAACCATCTCCTGATGCATTGACGGTTCCTACAGTTTGACCCCAAGCATTAGTGCTATTAGATCCTGTTGGATGTCCTAACCAATGAATATATCTAGAATTTCTATATAAAAATTCTTTATAGAATATTGTTGATCCGTCATCGCCGCGAGCATCTGATGCTTTCGACAAATTAGACCATCTTTCTAGGACAGTATTAGCTGTTCCTGTTAACAATCCATCTTCATCGACAACTACGATGTGTAGTTCATCTTTAATGTTTGTTGCGCCAGCTGAAACTGCAAAATTTGATGTATTTGGCGCGCCATCGAAAAATGTTGCATATGCCCAACCTGAAAATGCAGATTCTGAAGCACATACTGAAACCTTAAGAGAATTTCCCACAGATCCAGGATATCTTGCTGCGAATTGAACTAGTGTATTTGCTGCAGAATAATTATTGTTAAAATAATCATCATCGTTAGCCACAGTGATATTGTGGCTTGAATTTGAGACTGCATTATTTGAACTATTAGCGCCAGCAGTTGGGTTAATTACGCGAACTACTCGCAAATCGTTGCCGTATGCTAAGAAATTTGCAGCTGAAAGGAAAGAAACTGCAGAATTTGAGTCTGGTTCAAAAAACTTTTCAACTAGATTTGATTCGCTGTTGATTTGAACAACAGTATTCGCTGGACCCCAACGAAATACTCCTACTGTTCCGCCTGTCGAAGTTCCAACTGATGGAACTGCTGTTGTTAAATCAATTTCAGAAGTATTAACTCCTGGAGAAACTAAAAATGCCATGGTTTTACTCCTGTTTTGGAGAATTAAGAATCTACAAATTATTTAGTAAAACGCTGATTTTAAGATTTTACTACGGTCCAATAACTTCCATTTTCCACAAATCCATCATTATTATCTATATCAACATGACCTGCTAGAAAATTTGGCAGGGATTCCTCTTCAATTTGACGCATTTGTTCTTCATGCAGCTTTTGTTTAATATTCGTGTTGGTTAAATCTGCGAAAAACGATTGATTTGTTATCCAAGAAAACAACACCAAAGTCATGACGAGATCATCATGACTACCTTCTTCAGCCTCATAACTGCTACCTTTAGTTACAAATGTAGATAATTCAGAAATTGTATCAAAATCTTGTATGAGGAGTTTTTCAGATTCTACAAGAGTTTTAAGGAGAGAACATCCCAAACGTTTGACAGATTTAGTTGTGCGTATTCCACGTTGCGACTTATTCCCATATCCCCATGTCAGCGCAATTTTACCCTTAACGTCAACAGTAGATAAAATATTTTCGTATTCATAATCTTCGAATAAAGAATCTACTATTTGTTGACCGTTATCATTAATTTCCACTAACGCATAGGCTTGATTATAATACTCGCCCATGCGCTTAATGATGGATGGATAAACCAATGGACTAATATTATTATCTTTATATGAGCAAACTTGATGATACGGAATACTAGTTACATCGATTACACTGAATGCAGAATAATCTAATCCTCTTCCTCTAGAAGTATCAGCTACTATAACATATGTATGTTCTGGAATCGGTGCTTGATAAATTTTAATCCCATTCTCAGTCAAATGCAATGGTTTTATAAAAGCAAGAGATTTAAGACCAGCTGCAGAGAGTAACGTTCCAGATGAGCCCATGAACTCGCATTCCATTTCTTGCATAAACTTCTGTTCACCAAGAACTCGTCGCTGTTCATCTGCCCATTGCTGAGTTCTTCCTGGAACCTGTCGCCAGTTTGCTTCAACATGAGTAAATCCGTTTTGACCTTCAACCGCTTCAGTCCACATTCTATAAAAGTGATTCATGCCATTTGGTGTTGAAGAGATAAGAATCTTAGAGGTCTCACCAGAAGAAATCGTAGGATACACGGACGTGAAAAATTCTTCAGCAATATTACTTGGCACGAATGCAAACTCGTCAAGATAGAGTAGCGAGATAGAGAAACCACGAATCGCACTGGAGGCAGTAGAGTTAGCGAGAACACGACATCCATTCTCCAATTCAATGTCGCCCTTGTTCCAAACTTTTACGCCTTGCTGAATCCACATCGGCAATGCTTCATATGCCAACTTGATGCGAGCAAGAATTTCTCTTGATGTGCTGGCTTTGTTAGCAAGAATAGCAACGGTCTTATCTTGATTGAATAGAATATACCAGAGAATATATCCAACGATAATCGTAGTTTTACCAACCTGACGACCTGCCTTTACAATCACACGACGATTGTTATTAATGTCATTGACGACTTGTTTTTGGAAAGGATAAAGATCGATTTGAACAAAACCTTTATCAAGTGTGATAATCTTAACATAGTTTTCGATAAAGTATGTTGGATCTTGTGCGCACTTGACGAATTCTCTGACCTGATCTTCAGTCAGATTCATCGCCATGTTCACTCGCTTCAGCTTGGGATTACCAAGATAATGCTTTAGTTTAGCCGCTATTTGATTCATTCTTTAGTTGTCGCAATAACTCGGCAGTGCTTCCAATGAATACTGCCTTGTCTACATTGATATTAGTTGGAGCTGCTGATTCTTTTGGTTGAAGTTCTTGCTGCTGCTTTTGAAGAATCATTAATTTCTCTGTAACGTCAGAGAGATTTTTGATCATGTTTGCTGCTACTTCATACGCTCTTGGGTGCTGCGATTCTTTTGCTACTTCTAAAATCCCGTCCAACGCTTCGTTACCTTTTTCGATAAGGTTGTAATAATTAGCACGAGAATAGTCAGCATCAGGATTTTCGTTTTCTGATTGATGTATTGTTACTGGTTTATCTTCTCTCACGACAGGAATATAATCAGTATTCAATATATTAGATAAATTTTCGTCAACTTTACTCATGTTATATTTGGATATTCTTCTAGTGTTTCATCGAATCCGAAAGCAGTATTAATATTTGACGTTGATGGATTAGGTCTTACTGTTAAATTGGTAATCTTTTTATCCACAAGATCAAACGAAGATATTTTATATGCAGTATTTGACACTGCACCAGTTAACACATTATTAACTGAAAATGTTCCGCTAGATGATGACACAATTAATGTATTGCTAACATTATTCCATTGGTCAACATATGCTGACGCATCAATATTTTTTATTGATTGCCCAATATATACCAATTCCCCAAGTTTATAATCACCAGTTCCATTTGTTAGTGTAATTGTTCTACTACCAGTAGCATTATAAATGCTATCGAATGTATTTGCTGTTGATTGTCTGATTATTGCAGTATTTGTTATTGGACCAAAGAGATATGCTTTAACTGTAAATTGTAATGTCCAAACAATAGTTCGAAGAGATTCCATTGCTCCTTCGTCTTCGACTGAATAGCTGACGCTTTCTAATATGATAGGAACATCAATAGGATCGCTTATATCAACAAAATTAATTGATAATGTATAATCAGGATTAAAATATGGTAGTATTTGCTCTATTATTTGTGTTCCGTCTTCAGTATTTCGAACAAATATGTTTAGCGAAAAATTAAAATTATATGGAGTTGAGTATGTAGTTTTTATTTCTGTATTCGATTTAGGAGCAAAATATTTTTGAAACGCAGAAACTTTTCTCAACGGATCGTATACGATTGAATCTAATTCAAACGTCATTCTAGGTAGGTTTATTTGAACTTCTTTTGATAAATTTGGATCTTGCGCTAATCGTTGATAGAATTTTTCTTTTGACATATATGTCATAGGAACAACAATTCTTTCAATTTCTACAGTATTTTCTTTATTATATCTCTTGAGCATAATGTTGTTAAACATTGTGCCAAAAGCAACAACAAGTTTGCGTGTAATTCTATGGTAGAAATGTGCGTTAGATAACATTAAGTTTCATCCGATGATCCGAATGGATTTGTTTCAGTCCAATCTAATATATTATCTGCTTCGCTTTCGACAATAATGTTATCATCTGCATCATTTTGATTATCCATAATATTACCTGATTGCATTATCCAGCTAGCAGAACTATTAAATCCTTTAATGTGTTGATTCGCAACAAATGTTCCTTTGATATTTCTTAATCGTAAAATTCTTGTTGCTTTATCAAAATCTGCTACATATGCTTTTATTGAAGCGGCACTATATGAATT